GTGACAATGCCGTTGATGTTGTGTGTTATATATTATTTTGGCAATGATTCGTCTATCATTTCCTTACTTTTATGCCTATTATTCAACACATTTCTATTTGACGTTTATATTTTAGGATATAATTCTAAAGGTGATATGATTTTATATAATGGTGATAAGGAAATAAAAATCGAAGTAAAGGATGAAAGCTACTCTTATGAAGCTATCATGGGAGAAGATACACTCACTTTGTATTTTTCTCATCCGGGATACTTGGAAATACCGGTTGGCTCTTGGTGTGACTTCTACGGAAAGCGTTATTCTTTGAAGAAGGATAGCAATTTCAAGAAAAACGGTGAACGTAACTTCGAATATACATTGATTCTGGAAACTGGGAAGGCTGATACGATGTTGTGGAAAGTACGCCATACCATTGACAGAAGTATTAAGTTCTCATATACAGCTAAGGCACACGAACATCTACGTCTACTTGTTGAGAACCTGAACCGTCGGAGTACCGGGTGGAAAGTCGGTGATTGTATCGAGGGAACGGAGAAAGTAATCAACTACAATCACACCTATATACTTGACGCTCTCAATCAACTTGCAGAACTATATGAAACAGAATGGCAGATCACTGAAGAAACTGTGAATGGAAAGCAAATTAAGACTATCCATCTGCGTAAAGTTGAGTATAACAAGGAGAACCCTTTGAAACTGTCGTATGGTAAAGGCCACGGCTTCAAGGTCGGTGTTGGTAGGACTTCTGGGGATATACCACCCGAAATAATTTTGGTAGAAACTACAGATCGCAATATTGATTATTCTACATACGGATCTAAATACCTGTTACTTCCAAAGAATAAGACTCTTGTTTACGAAGGGAAAACGTATAAGACAGATGCGGATGGAACTTGTGTCATGCGTGCTGATAAAGAACTTACAACAGCAAAGGAAGATAGTCTGGACTGTACAGCTATTTATCCTTCCCGTGTTGGTACTGTTAGTTCTGTTATTGAAGTGAACAAGGAGAATAACTTCTTTGACTTTGTAGATAAAGACATTCCTGAAGAGTTGAATTTCGAAGATTGTCTCATAGCAGGAGAAACAATGACGGTTATTTTCCAGACTGGTATGCTTACAGGCAAGGAGTTCGAAGTAAAGTATATCCATGAAGCGAAAGACAAGAAAGAGGCACGTCGATTTGAAATTGTTCCGCAGGAAATTGATGGTATTACTATGCCGGAGCCGGAAGTCTGGCGACCGAAGGTTGGTGATACATACGCAGTGTTCGGAATGCAATTGCCGAAGGCTTATATCTGTAACGATAGTACACAAACGGGTGCGAGCTGGGAAGCTTTCAAGGAAGCTGCTAAATACCTCTATGAACATGAAGATAAAGCATTCATATTTACCGGGACATTGGACGGTATTTGGGCTAAAAAACGCTGGTTGGAGATAGGCGGAAAGATTGTGCTAGGTGGATATGTAAACTTCTCTGACACACAGTTTCATCCGGAAGGTTCTCTTATCCGGATGATCGGAATCAAACGTTTTGTGAATAATCCGTATTCACCCGAAATTGAATTGTCTAACGAACCGATAGGCACGTCTGTTTCAAGTGATCTGAACAAGATCGAAACTAACGAGGTGACAGTTATTGAGAAGCATAAGGATGCACTTCAATTCACAAAGAGACGGTTCCGAGATGCGAAGGAAACGATGTCTATGCTTGAAGATGCACTGTTGAATTTCTCCGGCTCTGTCAATCCGATAACCGTTTCAACCATGCAACTGCTTGTAGGTGATGAAAGTTTGCAATTCCGTTTTGTCAATTCAAAAACGAATCCGGTTCAATTAGCTCATAATATCACCTATAATGCCAATACTAAAATACTGAACGCTCCGGCAGGAATCATTCAGCATTTGACACTAGGCATTAGCTCTCTTTCTTCTTCCCACAAGGCAGATGAATACAAGTACTGGGATATGGCTGAATACAATTCTCCGGTGCTTATTGATCCGGTAAAGAAATATTATCTGTATGCCAAAGTTAGCAAGGAGAATCAAACAGGGACATTCCTCTTGAGTGAAACGGCTATTAAAATGGAACAGATAACCGGATATTATCATTTACTCACTGGAGTGCTTAATAGTGAGTATGACGGTAGTAGAAGTTTTGTCGAATTATACGGATTCACAGAGATTCTCCCGGGACGTGTAACAACAGAACGGATTATTTCGCCGGACGGAAAGACGTACTTCGATTTGGTAAAAGGGGAAATAGGCGGAAATATTCAAATTAAAGCCGGTTCCTCCGGATTAGAAAATCTATCTGAATGGGAAGATGCTCATCAGGAAATAAAGGATGCAGCTAAAGCGGCCAAGGATGCTGCTGATTCAGTGGAAGGACTTCATAACTATATAGATGGAGCCTTCGCTGACGGAATTATAGACGAAGCAGAAGCAAAAGCTATTGAAAAGTATATCAATACTGTCAACAATACCAAACAGGCTATCGAAGCAACTTACAATAAACTCTACACGAATGTTTATTTATCCGGCTCTGCAAAGATTAGTTTGCTCAATGCTAAGGTTACATTGATGGGAAGTATTGAGAACCTTATAAATGCTATCAATACGGTCATCGCTGACGGACAGGCCACTGTAGAGGAAAAAAGAGAGGTAGATAATAAGTTTACTCTGTTTAATTCAGCCTTAGCGACTTTCAACACAGCTGTTGAGGAAGCTAATAAGGCAATACAGGATAAACTAAAGGAATATTCCGACGAGGCACTGAAACAAGCGATACAAGCTTTAGAGGACGCTGCGAACGCAGCCAAGGCTGCACAAGATGCAGCCGATTCAGTCGATGGCTTACATGACTACGTAGATGGAGCTTTTGCTGATGGCATTATTGACGGGGCGGAAGCGAAAGCAATAGAGAAGTATCTGAATACAGTTAAGAATACGAAATCTGCCGTTGAAGCTACATATAATAAACTATACGTGAATGCCTATCTGGAAGGCTCTGCTAAAACAGATCTACTTAATGCTAAGGTTTCTTTGTCAGGTGCAATTGATAATCTTATTGCTGCAATAAATACGGCTATTGCAGATGGACAAACGACTGTTGAGGAAAAAAAGAATGTAGATGATAAGTTCGCTTTATTCAACTCTGCTTTAGCCAGTTTCAATACAGCTGTTGAAGGAACAAACAAAGCTATTCAAGACAAATTGAAAAGCTATTCAGATGAGTGTAGTGCCGATCTGAAAGTGCTCAATACTCAAATCTCCGCACAAGTAACTCGAGTTGATAGCTTGACGCAGCGGATAGATACTGCCGGGTGGATTACCACAGCAGACGGCAATAAGATATATGCTTCTAAAGAACTGGAAAACGGCAATACGCTTATATCCTATATTAACCAGGCAGCAGGTGAAACGACGATTCACTCTTCAAAGATTAACCTAGAAGGTGCTGTTACAATCACCGCACTGCATAGTGACCTGCAGACAGTGATTAACTCTAAAATTGATAGAGACGGATTAGGTAAGTTGGCATTTGAGGATGCAGTTGAATATGCGAAGTTAGGCACTACCATTGTGGTAGGCGGTTACCTGAATACTGATTTGATAAAGGTTAGGCACATTGAAGCAGTTTCCGGTTTTATTGGTGGCTTTACCATTGAAGGTGGTCGTCTTGTTTGGACACGTTCAGGGTACTTCGGTGGAACATCTCGCAGTTTGAAATTAGGCTCCGGAACATCAAAAGAAGGTGTTGTAAATGTAACATTCGACGCAGCTACCGATGGACGATTTGGAGTTGCTGCGATTGGCTCAAATTTAGGTGGGGCTTGTATTTATGCGTCGAGAAATCTTAAAGAATCAGACCGGAGTTATCCACAGGCAAATACAACGTATGCCGGCTTCTTTGATGGAGGTGTTTACGTGAAAGGAACATTGTCAAGTGAATTGTGCTTAGCTGATAATTTTGGCTGTATTACATCTAGGGATGGAAATGGTGGGATTAACTATTACCAAGGTATTGATTTCGATTTTGGTAGTAATATGAAATTCAGAAAAGGGTTATTGGTATCAATCGCTTAATATATAAATAATTATGAAAATCAATTTAAACAGGCCTTTACTCGATTTTAAAGGCAATGAAGCTATTAAAGTAGTCAACGGTAAAGAGGTAAAGCAGTATCTCCGTGATATGGTTTCAGAGGCATTGTATGCAGCAGGTTCTAACCCTCAACAGGGTTTGGATATGTCGAAAAAGTTGCGTGCGTATAAAATGTTACAACAGATTATTAACAATCGTGGTGTACTTGATATAGAGACAGAAGATGCAACCTTATTGAAGGAAATTTGTGCAGATTTCTTTGTATCTGGTGCATACGGACAAATTTATGATTTAATAGAAGGAGGAAACAAGGAATGAACATCACAGCAACTAACAGTACCGCTACAACTAAGGTTACGGAAGCTATCAGGGTTAAATACAGAATGTCAACCCGTGGCACCGAGGCAGTCAAAGATATTACTGCCGAAATCATTAAGGATGAAACGACTGTCGGATTCTTCAATGCATCGCGAAATGGAGTAACCGGCTTCTCGTTACATGAGGATCATGGGCTAACCTCTGGCGAAGTGAAGAAGGTATTTCAGACAGCCATTGACGATTGTGGTGAGGTCTTGAAATGAAGTATTAATATTTTAGATAAATGATTATGGATTATTTCAAAAACTTACTTATTGGATTGATTACCGGCATAGCTGCTTATCTCAATCCTATCTCTGGGGAGATCAAAAGTCTTATTGCAGTATTTGCTCTTAATTTCATTTGTGGACTGCTTACTGCACTCCTTATCAATCATGAGAGTTTTTCTTTTAAAAAAGCTTGGAGGTGTATCGTAGAAGCAACTATTTTCTTTGCCTTGGTTAGCTGCATCTACTTTATAGGTGAACACAAGGGAAATCCGGAAGGTGCGCTACAATGTGTCTCATTTATTACGTATAGCGTTTTCTATTTCTACGGGGTGAACATTCTTCGAAACATAAAAGAGATTCTCCCTAACTCTAGTAATGGTTACAAGGTAGTAGCTTTCCTGCATTATGTACTAAGTGTCGAGTTTATAAAGAACATACCATATTTAACGAACTACTTACAAAAAGGAGACGCAAAATGAAAACTATTGATGCAATTATCATCCATTGTTCTGCCACACGTACCGGGCAGGATTTACATGCAAAGGACATTGACCGTATGCATAAACAAAGAGGGTTTAACCAAATAGGTTATAACTTTGTCATTGACTTGGACGGAATGGTTGAGAATGGGCGACCGTTAAGTATTGACGGGGCCCATTGCAATACCAAAGGATTTTCAGAGTCTTCATATAATAAGCATAGTGTTGGCATCTGTTATATCGGTGGCTTAGATGCAGCCGGAAAACCTGCTGATACACGGACGCCCGCTCAAAAAGCTAGTTTGCGTGAATTGGTCGCGAAGCTCTGTAAGGAATATCCTATAATTGAAGTGCTCGGACATCGTGATACTTCGCCCGATCTGGATGGCAGTGGAGAGGTAGAGTCTAGGGAATATATCAAGGCATGCCCCTGTTTCGATGTACGGAGTGAATTTTCTAATTTTCTTCGTAATACAGTGATCCGACCATGAAAGCGCTAATCTATATAACCATATTCCTGATGTCGGGAATATGGTTTACTTCCTGCAAAACTTCTCGTAATATCGAGACGCAGAAA